CAGGACCCGCACCAGCGGCTCCTTGATCTTGTTGATCTTTTTGTTGCTCTTGATCTATTTCAGATTTCATTCTACGAACTTCATCGTCAGTCATGTCATAGAATTCACGATAGATACTTTCTTTTGAGAATAGATTAAGACCTTGAACTGCCTGAATGACTCGTGTCTTCTGTTCATCCACATCAAGCTTACGCTTTTCAGACATATCAGAAGGCTCAGGTAATCTAATTCTAAGATTTTTTATCATGGAAGCAGGAAAGCCTCGTAGTTGAAGATGTCTCTTTGCCATGTTTTCAAGACCTGTTTCAACATCAATTTGAACACGCTGAATGGTTCTGGCAAACTTTACATCAAGTTGAGATAAATTAGCTTTTCTTTCTGGAGATTGATCCTTTTCTACGATATAATCTTTTGGAATCTTTAGACCAGCTAGAAGCTTGTCCCTGTAATAACGAACATCCTCAATCTCACCGAGGTTTGTTGCTCCAGGAAGAGTGTCAATCTTAGTGCCTCTGCCATTTTTAGTGGGAACAAAGAAGTCCTCATCCATGGACATGGGGTTGTGTCTAGAGTCTACGGTGCCCCTTGGGCTATTATAAAATTTCTCTTTCTTAAACTTTTGTTTAAGACGCTCGATAAACATCTCAGCCTTTGAGGTAGGGAGATTACCCGTATCCACATAGAAGATTCTACGCTCAGGAGCCCGTGATAAACGGTAAATCATCATTGCATCCTCCATCATTTTAAGAGAACGGAATACTCTATGACAAAGTGCCGCGATTGATTTACCATAGGGATAAAAAATAGGATCCGAGGTATGTAGACGGAAGTGGACAATCTGATTTTTATCAAGCTCAATATATTTGACTGGGCGATTCTGACTGCTTCCTACTTCAGCATATTGCAAGTTTTCCATGTTAGGAATCTCCTGAAGGAACTTCTTCAGGTAACCAAACTCATTCTCTACTCTAAGAATAAAATTAGGATTTAGAATTTTAATTTTCTTAATACCCTCTTGTGGTTTATTTACATCAAGAATAAGTTCGGTAAAACAATCACCATATTTTACTGTATTTCTAATAATATCCCAAAGGAGTTTATCAAGTCTAATTTGATCAAAAAATGATTGAACTTCCTCAACCACCATGTCGTTTTCAGACTTAACTGTCCATCGTTCTCCACGCAGTCCCCGTTGAGTGGAATCATCAGAATAAATATCAAAAGCAGCACCAATTTCTGGATATTCATCCATCTCCTCATACTCCTTGTATCTACGTCTACGGTTAAGTTCTAGTTGGGGTAATATGGGGTTTCTACTGATGCCACCTACAGCGGGACCATCAGGAGAGGGAGAGTCTTTAATAACCTGTGTCGATACTACTGTGTCGCCAGTTTCAGGAGTGACCTTGCCATCAATTGCTGCCGCAGCGGGGATCTGAGCTTTTGTAGCAAAGAATTTGGCAAAGAATCTACCGATGGGGCCAGTAGGCGTGTAATAGGACCCAGCCCTGTTTTCGGTTCCACCAAAATTAGTGTATCCGCTCTCTTCGATATTATCTTTTATTTCGTCAGCCATTTGTAGTCTTCCTCTGCTACGGCACCAAATTCAGTTTTGAATCGGTGTTTATACATTTTAGATGGGGGCAGGGGAGGTGCCTCATCTTTATTTAGTCTTGTATCAAACTCTACTGGTGTTGAATCAAGCAAGTTTTTATAGCTATGAACAGCTAGAGCCAAGCTCATAACCAAATCGTCATGGTGATTCTTCTCTGCTTGAGGTTTGCCATTGTCAGAAATAATAAAGGTCATTAACTCATCACAAGTTCTAGTAGAGTTAATTTTGATAAGATCAGTTCTTAAAGCTTCCTCTAGCTCTGCTAGAATACTTTCTCGATTCTTTGCAGTTATTTGAAATCCGATATCTCCTTTATCGTCTTCCCATAAGTTCTCATATTCGTAGATATTTAGTAACCAGTCAATTAAGTTATTTCCAATAGTATTTCTTTCACAAACAATTGCAGCTATGTTATATAGCATACCCTCATTGAATAGTATTTTAGCAAAATCATTAATGGCTGTTCTATTAGAGTAGAACTCTGCTACCTGCTGGCCGTTATAAAGGTTAATTACATGAAATGCTGAATAGTCTCTGTCTCTACCCAAAGAAGTATCACAGGCGATGAGGTAAGTATATTGAGGATGTGGATCTTGCCAAACGCGCATTCTGTTATTGTACTTGGTGTAATACTTCTCACTTGTCTGAGAGGATATGCCTTTTAGAACCTCACCCTCGACATAAGTGTCACCTGTTCCCAGGAAGCTGCACTCGTACTCCTGAAGCCACTGCTTTGTGGGCATGTTGGCTCTCGTTGTCTTCTCCCACTTATGGATGTCAAGACCCTTTTCTTGCATCTCCTGATAAAGATCTTCAAAGCCCTCAGTGAAGCTATATTCAGGATGTTCCTGCCAACGAATATCAATGGCATTAAAAGAGTTTGCACCAGCTAACGAGTTTTGGTAAACTTCATGATACCAATTACCAATACCATTAACAGTAGAAAGTACGAAAGCTCGGCCACCTGTCGAAATAATAGGATACACCGCTGCCCAAATCGTGTCAATGTTTTCAATAAATGCTGCCTCGTCAATAATTAGGAAAGATCCAGCCAAGGATCGTCCTGACTGTTTACCAGAAGGTCTAGATTTAATTACAGAATTTGTCTTAAGTTTTAGAGTGTGCTTATTATCTTCAATAATTCCAGGCTTCAGAAACTCAGGAAGCTCGTCATACATGAGTTTAATTCTGTCAAGAACCTCTGTAG